TACACAATTAATAAGAAATCAAAAAGAAGCTAATTATATAAATAATTTTAATATTACTCGTGGAGACAAAAGGTTTGCGTTATCAATAAATGGCGTAGACAAATATAAAATATTTAATCCTAAAGACCCTACTAAATTACAATCTCAAGATATATTATTTAATACACCTCCAAAAGTTATTAATAGTTTTTCTTTAGCAAATGAAGTAGAGCTTGTTGACCAAATGATTAGAGAATTAGGGTTTAGCAAACAACTTAAAAAAGCAGTTGCTGATAATGTAGCTGTTGATGAATCTCTTGAAGCTTTTTATCTTCAATTTATTAAAGATAATAATATAACAGCACTAGATGATATTTTTAATAAATTAGATAATCTTTCTAGCACTATGATAGATAGTTTATTAAAAGGTAATGATTTGTCTGATATATCTAGAATAAACGATTATATAACTATAGATGTAAATAAATTAGCTTTAGGTGAGGGCAATAAGTTTGTAGAAATTTATGGAAATCAAATACCTAAAGCTCTTAAAAAAATAGGTAGAGAACAGTATAATATAGAACCTAAAGTAAATAAAATTTTACTTGATGAAAAAGATAGGACTGTAACTTCAGATGAAGTTTATCAAGCTTTTCAACAAAAAACAGAAGAAATAAAAGCTAGAGTAGAGTCAGGATTAGGACCAAGAAATCCAAAAGCACGGATTGAGGTAAATGGTAAATTTATAGAACCTCAAAAGTTAAAAACTATTTCATTAGATATATCACCTGAAATGAAAAAGCCATTAAAATTATTTGCAAAAGGTGGTTTAGTAAGACAACAATACTTTAAAGGCGAACAAGTTTCAAAAGACTTTCCAGTTACTGATGTTAAAGAAACAGCAGCAGACCGAGTAGACCCTTTTACAAAACAGCCTTACTCTGACCAGATGGCTAGATTAGGTTTTAGTCAAGGTGGTAATATTGATGAAGTTTTAGCTAAACAATTATTTAATATAGATGCAAAATGGCAAAGAAACCATGAAGCTGAATCAGCAGATTTAGTGAATAAAAAAATAAACGAAGGTATTTTTCCAGAAAGGGCTAGGATTCCTGTAAATCCTCATACTGGATGGGTAGAAATGACAAATCAAACAGATGAAGAAATATTTAATAAAGTAAATCATCAAAGATTAGCTTATAAATTAGGAGATTCAAATCTGAAATTTGCAGGATTACAAGTTAGGGAAGGACTATCAGTATTTAAAGATGTTGCTGGAAGAGTATCAGGAAAAGATTCTAAAGATAACTTTAGAAGAAAATTATTAGATAGTCAATTAGATTTTTTAAACAATAGAGTAGGTTTTGACTTAAGAAAAAAAGGATTAACATTAGAAGAAGCAGAAAATGAAATTGTAAATAATACAATTATAGATTTTAATTTACAACCAAAAGAACTAGGATTATAATATGAACATAGAACTTTGCAAAGCTGAAATAAAAAGACACGAAGGTGAAGTGTTAAAAATATATGAAGATAGTTTAGGCTATAAAACTTTAGGGATTGGACATCTTTGTCAACCTAACGACCCCGAGTATGCTTGGGAAGTAGGAACTAAAGTATCTCAAGAAGTTGTTGATATGTATTATGAACAAGACTTTGAAAAACATTATCAAGAAACTGTACATGTATATGGTAGTTATGAAGACTTTCAAAACTTACCAGAACCTATACAAAGAGTGTTAGTTAATATGTGTTTTAATTTAGGAGGCACTAGATTTTCTAAATTTAAAAATATGTTAAGAGCTTGTAAGTCTCATAATTGGGAACAAATGGCTGCTGAAATGGAAAATAGTAGGTGGTATTCACAAGTGGGAAGAAGAAGTCAAGAGTTACAAAGAATGGTATTAGAATGTTGCTCTACTTAGAAACAGATTTAGATAAAGCATATAGATTAGATTGCAAAGCTAGAACTAAATGTGAAGAGCCTTGGATAACTAGAGAACAATTTAGAAGTTTATATGAAGATTTAATTACTTTACATTTAGAAAAAGCTGAACAAGAAGATATATTAATAGATGATGTTCCTGAATGGGTACTACATTCTATTGATGAAATGTTAGAGGCAACCTTAACTTTAGAGAAAGAATAATATAATGGGATTTCCATTTGAAATAATAACTATGTTAGCATCTACTGTATTAGGTGGATTAATGAGTGTTTGGGCTGAAAGTAGAAAAGCTAAAGCTGAAGCACAAAAATTATTAATAGCTCGTGGTGAGTTTGAAATGAAAGCTAGAAAGCAATCTCTTGATGCAGGATTAGCAGATAAAGGATTTGCTTGGACTAGAAGAATTATAGCATTAACTTCTATATTTGCAATAGTTGTATTTCCAAAACTAGTAGCAGTTTATTATCCTGAAGTAGCTGTTACAATAGGATATACAAGTTGGAGTCCGGGATTTTTATTTTTTAAAGAAGGAAGAGAAGTTTTTGAGTGGGTAACATTTCAAGGTTTAGTAATAACACAGCTTGATACTAATTTAGTGTCAGCTATAATAGGCATGTACTTCGGTGGAAGTTTAGCCAAAGGAAAATAAAATGCAAAATAATATGATGGGTGGCTTTAGTGGTGATATGGATAGAAATGAGGTAGAAATAGACCTTAATAAATTTATGCAGTTACTTCAAGAGAAGTCAGAATTAAAAGATAGAATAAGAGAATTAGAGGATACAAAGAATGATAATCCTTATCAACGATGGATATTTGTTGCACAAGCAATAGATAGTTGGAGATTAATACCTAGAGCTTTTCTTAGTATATATATGTATTTATTATATTATGTAGTATTTTGGTATATGGATTTACCAGAACCTACTATGGAACAGTCAGGTTTAATCTCTGTTGTTGTAGGAGCTGGAGCAGCTTGGTTTGGTCTGTATACTAGCACATCTAAAAAACCAGCAGGAGATAAATAAAAGGAGATAAAATGTTATCAAGAGGAAAAATAAATAGAGATTTTTTTGGACCATTACTTATATTAAGTTTAATGGGAATGTCGTTTGTTGCAAGTGCAGATGATTGTGATGCTGGTACACAGTATTGTGAAGACAATAATTTAACTACTACTAATAATACGACTACTACAAATACTAACACCAATAATAATACTAATAATAATACAAATACTAATACTAATACGAACACAAATACTAATACAAATACAAACACTAACACTAATAATAATACTAATGTTAATACATCAACTAATACAAATAACAATACTAATAATTCCACATCTACTAGTACTAATACCAATACTAACAACAATGTTAACACATCTACATCTACATCTAACTCTACTGTAAACTCTACAGTAAATCAGAATGTAAACAACAACAGTAATTCTACTAGTAATAATACTAATACTAATAACAATACAAATATTAATCAATCTACTTCAGATTCTAATGTTACTACTAGTAATACTAATAACAATAATAACAATACAACATCTGATAATACTAATAGAAATATTAACGAGTCTAACTCAACACAAACAATTAAACAAGAAATAACTAGTAAAGCTCCTCCTGCTTCTGCAATCGCACCTAGTATTATGTCTTACTCTCAAGACCTTTGTACTGTAGGTCGTTCTGGTGCTTATCAAGGACAAGTATTTGGTTTTTCTACAGGTCGGACAGTTACTGATACTAATTGTGAACGATTAAAACTTTCCAAGTATCTTTACGATACCGGTATGAAAGTAGCTTCAGTTTCAATATTATGTCAAGACCCTAGAGTTTTTAAAGCTATGGAAATGGCTGGTACTCCTTGCCCTTATGAAGGTAAGATAGGTAAAGAAGCTGCTGAAATGTGGGTAGTTAATGTTCAAGATAGACCTGATAAAAAAGTATATAAAAAGAAATTAAAAAGGAAAGCAAAAGAAGATAAAGCTGAAACTAAAAAACAAGCAGAGCTTTTTATAGAACAATGTACAAACGACAAGAATCCTAACAGAGATAATATAAATAAAGATGTAGCTGGGTTAGTAAAAAAAACCTATACAGCTAAAACCAAAACTAACAGGCAATGCAAAAAAGAATTTTATGCTACGCAGTAGCGTGTCTTTTAAGTCTTAATGTCTTTAGTCAGTATATCTACGAAGGCAATCAGTCTTTAATAGACCTTACTACTCAATCAAATACAACCAATCTAAACTCTGGAGATGATAGAGTTTCTAATGCTTTTAGTCTAGGGTTTAACTTTGATTTTTATAATCAAACTTTTAGTTCTGCTAGAATGGCTACGAATGGTTGTCTTCATTTTAAAACTTCAGGTGCTTACTGCTCCGATTATACACCAGACCCTTTAGCAAATCAGTATACTTATACTATGCTACCTTTTTGGACTGACCTAATACGAGATAATGGTTCAAAGATGTTAGCTAAAAATTTTGATGATATGACAGTCTTTGGTTGGTATAATATGCGTGAGTATAATCGTGCATCTGATAACAGTTTTGAAGTTATACTTTGGACTAACGATACTTTTGAGTATAGATATGGTGCATTAGATATAATTAATCACGATGTTTTAATTGGTGAAGTAGGTAGTGGTAGCTCTGAAGTATATCAATATTTATTTCACGATGAATGTAATACAGGCTCTACTAACTCTAGTAGTTGTGTAAATACTAACTGGAACGACACATCATTTAATAATATATTAGAAAATGGTGGTTCGTTGTATGGTTCTGGTAGTGGTAATAATATTGATTGTAGTAATCCTTTAAATAATTCAAGTTGTTCTGGTTATGCAGCAGCTTATCAAGCACAGCAATGTGATATAGACCAGTTATACTCTGAGTCATGTCCTTATTATTGGGATGCCTATGATGACCTGCAATGTGATATAGACCCACAGTATGCTCCGTTCTGTCAAGGTTATAGTCAAGAAAATTCAGTAGCTTACTTTGAAGAAGAATTTGATTATGGTTATCAAGAAGAGTATGACATGTATGACACTTTTGAAGAACCTGAAATCTTTGAAGAGTTTGTATTTGACTTTGAGTATGATTTTTTTGAAGAGCCTGAGTTAATATTTACAGAAGAAATAATCTTTGAACAACTACAACTACTTGATGAATTTATAGAACCTATTCCATTTATACGAGAAGAAGAAATCTTTTTACCTATTGAAGATTTAATGATTGAGGAGTTTGTATTTCAAGAAACATTTATTGAGGAAATGGAGGAGTGGTTTGAGGAAGAAGCAATTATTGAAGAAGAACTTGCGTACGCAGAGGAGTCGGAGGAAGAACTTATTGAGGAACTTATTGAGGAAGAAGAAGAAGTTATAGAAGAAGAAATACAAGAAGATGAAGAACTAGTTATTGCTGAAGAAGTATCTGAAGGTAAGAGTTCAATAAGTAGAGAAATGGCATTAAACATTATCTCTTCTACTTTAAACACAGCTCAAGCTAGTGTTAGTGGTACTACATCAGGCAACTCTATACACTCTACAGGTGG